AAAGAAACTAAGGAGGAACTATAATGCCAGAAGTTAAGCATGATTTGCTAACAAACAAATACACTAAGGTTTTACATGAACGTGAAGAAGAGATGGTAAACGGCGCACCACATAGCTTTGCAGTTGTAACTGTCCATGATAAACCAAGTGAACGTTCTATTCTTGGAGAAGTTAACTTCCAAAAAGGTGCTATCAAAGAAGCTGGTGTCAACGGAGTAATGAACGAAGACTTAATCGCTATGGTCATTTGTCGTCTAGAACATTTTCAGGAATCGAAATTCGCTTGTTATGAAAACGACTTGGCTATCGTTAAATTAGAAGAAGCTTTACTATGGCTTAGAAAGAGAACTATTGGTAGAGAGAATCGTGGAGTCGAAGGAACACACATTAAGTAAGGAGGTGTAATCATGGCGGCACCAAGAAAAACTAAAACTGAAACAGCGGCTGAAAAAAAGATATTACAATTAGCAGACGCTAAGAAAAGAGACATCAGACCAGCATCTCACCCTGAAGCTCGTGAACAACAACTAGTTCACTCAGCAGTTGAGTTAGCCGAGAAACAACTTAGAGAAGGAACTGCATCGTCGGCGGTAATAGTTCATTTTCTTAAGATAGCGTCTAAGCGTGAGACATTAGAACGAGAAATTTTAGAGAAACAGTCTGCTTTACTACAAGCTAAAGCATCAAGCATTAGTAAAGATAGAGACGCTGAAGATTTAGCTAAGGCAGCTATCGAAGCTATGAAGAATTACAATTCCAGGTCTTGACGATGAGAAGTTACAGCGAACTCATACAGTTGGAAAGCTTCGATGAACGCTTAGCATATTTGAAGTTGTTAGACAACAATGTATTATCGCCTCGTCACATGTCGATGGATTTCTACAAATCGAATGTCTGGAGAACAATTAGACAAATAGTGATAGATAGAGACCTTGGATTCGACCTTGGTATATTTGGCGTATACATCGAAGACTCAATGTTAGTACATCACATCAACCCAATTGACGAAAACGATATTCGGCTTCAAACTAAAAAGTTACTCGACCCTGAGAACTTAATCACGACATCTAACCATACGCACAATCTTATTCATTATAATCAGACAGAGAAAGAACCATGGGTTGAAAGAACTCCTGGTGATACAAAACTTTGGTAACAGAAGGGAGGGATATTTATGAATTCTAGCGATTTTCTACCTAAGTGTAGATTAATAGTAGCTAAGTACGCCAATGACCATTTGGATAAATCGGACAATAAGCGAATCAATGCTGAAGATGTATATGTAGTATGGTCATGTAAGACTCTACAACATTACAAAGCTCTTTTAAGTACAAACTTATTTGATGGAATGTATTACGAGTTAACGTTTAATGGCGACAAAGACGAAATCTATTTAGATGCCTATAAGAAGTTCGAAAACCAAGTAATCCCAGTTTGATATTGAAAGAAGGTGAATAGACTTGGACGTTACAAAAAGTATATTGGAAGATATTAGAATTGCAGTTGGTCTTTCCAAAGAGACTGTCGATTTTGATACCGAACTGTTGATGCATATTAACGGCGCAATAGGTAAGTTACACCAAAACGGCATTGGTAAATTCATAGTCGTCAACGATACATCTGAAACTTGGGGCGATTTAGAAGACCCACTTCAAGTCGAGGGTAACGTGTACTTCCCAATGGTCCCGTTGTTCATAGTGTTAAGTACCAAGATTATATTTGACCCACCACCACCTTCAACGGTCGAATTCTATTATAAGAATGCAAACGAAACACTATGGCGCTTGAAAATTGCGTATGAGAAAACCACAACCACTACTACCACTTTACCTTGAAGGAGGTGAAATGAAAAGTGACTACGCATAAACTCGACGACCTTCTAAACCATTCCGGAACTAAAGGAATGCGATGGGGTGTAAGAAACGATGACCGAAAAAGTGCCAAACGTTTAAAAGTCAACCCTAAATCTAAATCTAAATCCAAGTTGGACAGTCATCCGTCTGTCACCAAGTTTGGCAAGAATAAAATTAGAGAGGGTAGGAAAATGAGAGCCATGATGGACCCTGACCATGTTAATATTAAGACTGGCGAGTATTCCAATCAAGGTAAAGTGGCTAAGACAGCGCGTGTTGTTGATAGAGTAATTGAAGGCGCTATAGCTACTGGCGTAGTGATAGGAGGTATTGTGTCAAACTAAAAGGAGGTTATTTAAATGGTTAAGCATAAGCTTGATGATGAAGTCGAAGACGTTTTAAAACATTGGGGAATCCAAGGAATGAAGTGGGACGTTAAACGTTCTCCTGAACAAATTAAAGCTGATGCAGAAGCGGGAGTAAACGCGGTAGGTGAAGTTATGGAAGATGCTGGCGACGAAGCATTAGGAAACGATAGCGTAATGGGTGAGCTTGGAGACGTACTCGATATTGTATTTGGCGGAGAGGGTAACCTCAAGAAAGAAACCAAACAATTAGTGGATGCTACGAAAGACAAACTTGAAGACATCGGTAAAGACGTTAAAAAACGTGGATACAAAATGTTAGAAAGAATGTTCGGAACCACTGCAGAAGCCAAAGCTAAAGATGGAGCTATGAAGAAAAAGTTCATTGAAGGCATGAAAGCTGGAGCGGCGGCTAATAACAAGAAAAACGCTCATCTTTATCCTAAAGCTAAAGCTAAAGCTAAAGTCAAATCCAAATCTAAACCAATGAAGGAAGTAAACGAATACGCTTCTAAAATCGGAAACAGATAACCTATTAACAACAGGATAGGAGGTGTATAAATGTTATCCGACGAGGTGTTAAAACACGCAGGTATTAAAGGTATGAAATGGGGCGTAAGACGAAGTCGCAATCAAGCCGGCGGTGCTGATGGGGTAGATGAAGCTAAGAAACCCAAAAGTGAATCCGCAGTCGTAGATAAGCGTGGACGAATCTCAAAAAACTTAGATTCTATGAAACGTGAGCGACAGTGGAAATCGGTTCTGAAAGACGTTGACAAATTAACGACTAAAGAAATTGGTGTCGTTGCTAAACGTGTAAATCTTGAGAACTCTTTGAAAACGCTATCTAAATCTAAAGTAGGTAAACTTAAAGACCGAGAAGATTATCTACGAAGAGACAAAATGGATGATGTTGAGTTATCGAGAAAAGTAACTCGTCTTAAAGCTAAAGAAGGTTTATACAGGTCGGTTAAAGATGCGTCTAAAGAACAGAGAGAATTTGGACAGAAGGTTGTTCAGATTGGTAGTTCTCTGGGGGTTAAGTACGCTCTTACTAAAACCATAACTCCTAAAGATTTATTTGATGCAATCGGTAATCCTAAGAAAGCGTCAGAAGATGCCAATAAGACAGCACTAGAAAAAATGGGAGTAGGTAAAGATGTACTTGAGGGTGCCTTGAAGAAAATCGGCGATTCTAAATCCTAGAAAGGCGGTGGTCTAACATCTAATACACTTTAAGGAGGGGATAACATCAAGTTTATATTGTGTCAACCAGCCATACTAAGATTTGAATGGGAACTGGAAATCTGTTTAACGAGATTAAAGTCGCTAGGTATCAATGACATAGTGTTGTTATTCTCCAGACATGACGATAAAGTTCCCACATATCTTAAAGACAAGTATGGTGTTGAAATTCATGTGTACGAAGACCTTAGAAGAAACAAATCATACGTGCCTTCTATTAAACCATATTTATGGGCTAAGTACTTACAAGAAGACAGAACTCGTGAAAACGAAACCTACTTTTATCTGGACAGTGATGTTATATTCAGGGAGATACCCGTCATACAACCCAACTTTGGCACATGGTACGGTTCCGATTGCAAATCATATTTAAGTGTTGAGTACATTGACTCTAAAGGTGATAGACTATTAGAATCTATGTGTAGAGTTATAGGTATTAATCCTGAAGTTATTAGAAACCAAAACCCTGTATGCGGGGCACAATGGCTTATTACAAATCCCACATTTGAATACTGGTTAAAAGTTTATGAAGACTCGATTAAATTGTATAATTATTTAAACAGTTTACACGACTCTAGTATTCAGAAGTGGACCGCTGAAATGTGGGCTCAATTGTGGAACGTATACCATTTTGGTAAGACTACCGAAGTTAATAAAGAATTAGATTTTTGTTGGGCAACCGATAACGTCGAACGATATTACGAGACTAATATTTATCACAATGCAGGAGTTGTAGATAGTAGTAAATTGTTTTTCAAAGGACAATACACTAAATCATCTCCATTTGAAGATGATTTGAGTTTCGTAGATTCGACTAAAGCTAGCATTAAATACGTTGAGGCACTTATAGAAGTCGAGAGATAGGGGGTGTATACGAGGATGACTCTATCAAACACAGCGGTGCCCATAGAATACGGTAAGTTTAGACAACAGGTACTAACGGGTGAAATCCCTGTGAATGATGAAGTTTCATTGCAGATGAATCGTATAGATTTCCTGATAGAATCTCCAGACTATTATTACGATGACGAGGCAATTCAAGGATTCATCAATTTCTGTGAAGCTGAGCTTACTTTAGCTGATGGTGGAGATTTAGAGTTGTTACCATCATTTAGACTTTGGGCAGAGGATGCACTAGCTTGGTTTTATTTCGTTGAAGAGAAAGTCTGGAACCCTAAGAAAAAGAATTATGAGATGATAACTAAGAAGAAGCGTCTAACTAACAAACAATATCTTATAGTTGCTCGTGGTGGCGCCAAATCTATGTACGCTTCTCTAATACAACAATATTTCTTAGTAACAGATACATCGACAACCCATCAAGTTGTAACTGCACCGACTATGAAACAAGCAGAAGAGACTATGAACCCAGCTAGGACAGCTATATCTAGAGCCCGAGGTCCATTGTACAATTACTTAACTCAAGGTAACATTCAATCCAACACTTGGTCTAAAGTCAAACTGGCTTCGACTAAAAAGGGTATTGAGAACTTTCTCACTAACTCTAAAATTGAAGTTCGAGTTATGTCTATTGATAAATTACAGGGTCTAGGTCAAAAGATAAGTTCAGTGGACGAATGGCTGTCGGGTAGAGTTAAAGAAGATGTTATCGGAGCTCTTGAGCAGGGGGCATCTAAAGTAGAAGACTATTTAATATTAGCAACATCATCAGAGGGTACAACTCGTAACGGTGTTGGTGATACTATTAAACTTGAACTTCAAGATATTCTACGAGGCAATTATTTTGACCCCCACACATCAATCTGGCATTATAAATTGGACGATATTAGTGAGGTTGGAATGCCTGAGATGTGGTTGAAAGCTAATCCAAATCTAGGAGCTACCATATCTTACGAGACTTATCAGAAAGATGTAAACCTTATGGAAGCAGTACCGTCTAAGCGGAATGATATTCTAGCTAAGCGTTTTGGTATTCCAGTTGAAGGTGCTTCATATTTCTTCTCTTACGAAGATACTCTCCTTCATCCAACAAAACAAAACTTCTACGGTATGATTTGCGCCATGGGTGCCGATTTATCACAGGGTGACGATTTTACAGCGTTCACATTCCTATTCCCATTAGGTAACGGATATTTTGGGGTTAAGACTCGTTCTTATGTTTCTGACCTAAAAGTTAGAAAACTCGATAAGGCTATGCGAGAGAAGTATCAAGAGTTCATAAACGAAGGTTCTCTGATTGTTATGGAAGGTGCTGTCTTAGACATGCTTGAAGTATACAGAGACTTAGATAACCATGCACTCGAACAACAGTACACTGTAATGGCATTCGGCTATGACCCATATAACGCTAAAGATATAGTAGACATGTGGATTAAAGAGCATGGTGATTATGGTTTAACTAAAGTAATACAGGGTGCTAGAACTGAATCTGTTCCTTTAGGGGAATTAGGTCATATGGCATCTGAACGACTACTTCTATTTGATGAAGAGTTAATGAAATTCGCTATGGGTAATGCTATAGCAGTAGAAGACGTTAACGGTAGCCGTAAGTTATCTAAGAAACGTGACAGTGAGAAGATTGATAATGTTGCTGCTTTGTTAGACGCTTGGGTTGCTTATAAACGTTTCCAGGAGGCGTTCGAATGAAGGTAACTGACCGTATCAAACATGCCTGGAACACGTTCACTACTAACGACCCACTACTCAATTACAACAGAGGTCCATCGTCGTCAAGACCTAATCATAAGACTGCTACGTTCTTTAACACTTCGTCTTATGTATCGTCTATTTACAACCGAATAGCGATGGATGTCTCAATGACTGGATTCAGACATGTTAAGATTAATCCAGATAATGAGGATGTTAAGGACATGCCGTCTAGACTAAACGATTGTTTAACAGTCGAGGCAAACGTGGACCAAACACACATCCAACTATTCCAAGATTTGGTTTACTCGATGTTTGATGAAGGAGTTGTTGCTGTAGTACCAGTCGAGACCACGCTTAATCCGGAAGTAAGTAGCGGGTATGACATCGGAGCTCTAAGGGTTGGTAAGATAGTGAACTGGTTTCCAAAACATGTTGAAGTAAACTTATACAATGATAACACGGGTCAAAATGAGCGCATTATCATTGGAAAAAGCAATTGCGCTATAATCGAGAATCCTCTGTATGCTGTGGTTAACGATGAAAACTCTACATTAAAGAGATTAATCAGAAAACTAAATCAGCTTGACGATATTGATGCTATTGCCGCGTCACAACGCTTGGATTTAGTAATCAGTGTACCTTATGGTATTAAAACCGAAACCCAAAGGGAAATGGCTGAGACTAGAATCAAGGACATCGAAGCACAGTTAGCGACAGGTAGAAACGGCATAGCATATATGGACTCAACTGAGAAGATTACACAGTTGAACAGACCTGTCAATCCTCAACTACCTGAAACTATTAAAAATCTTACGAATCAATTCTACAATCAACTAGGTCTGACAGAAAACATATTTAACGGTACAGCTAGTGAAGTTGAATTGAGAGTTTACTATAGTAGAACTATCGACCCTATAGTCGATAACATTGTAGCTGAGCTTAAGCGTAAGTTTATAACTAAGACTGCTAGAACACAAGGTCAAACAATAACTGCTCATAGAGATATGTTCAAGACTGTTACTGTTGAATCAGTTGCTGCTTTAGGTGATTCATTCAGACGTAACTATATCGCTAGCTCTAATGAGATTCGTAGAATTGTTGGGCTTAGACCTTCTAGTGACCCTCGTGCCGATGAATTATTTAATCCTAATATCGCAGACGATAAACAAGTGAATAAAGACGGTCCAAAGATTCCTATGCTTAAGTCGCCAAAGGAAGACACCGAGAAGGTCGAGGACACATTCGTTAAAGAGTAATGTTTTGGGGTCGCTCACGTCCCCCGGAATTATATTCTGAATGTGTGATAATTTAGTAAAGGAGGTAGTTATTTGTGGGCAATCCTGATTATGATTTTGCTGGATGGGTTACGAAGAACGACATTAAATGTTCCGACGGCGTAACCATAAAGCAAGATGCTTTCCGAGACAACGATGGACATAAAGTTCCACTAGTTTGGAACCATGACTACAACAGTCCACTCAATGTCTTGGGACACGTAATGCTCGAACATCGAGACTCAGGCGTATACGGTTACGGGTATTTTAATGATACCAAAGAAGCTGAGAACGCGAAGATACAGGTTCAGCATGGCGATATTTCATCAATGTCAATCGGCGCTCGTAAGCTTAAGCGAAATGGCTCAGACATTATTCATGGTTCAATCTATGAAGTTAGTCTAGTTCTAGCTGGAGCTAATCCTGGCGCAATGATTGATACATTTATGAATCATTCGGACAATGGTAATGGCGAAGATGAACAAGGTCATATTTATACTGATTATTTGATTCATTCGGCTGATGATATTCCAGCTGACGAACTAGAACCAAAAGATACGAAGGGAGCGAGCAATTTGAAACAAACAGAATTACAACATGCAGAAGAAAAGACTATCGAAGAAATTATCGGTACCATGAATGAAGAGCAAAAGGATGCAGTTTATGCACTTTTAGGTCTAGTAGCAAACCAAGAAGAAGAAATCCAACAATCTGAGATTGAAGAAGGAGATGAAGAAGTAATGAAACACAACGTATTTAACGGTAACGCAGTAGCAGGCAACAACGAACAAGTGCAAGCATCTAAAAACAGCTATAACGAGGTTCTTAAGCACGCTCTAGCTACTAAAGCGGGTTCTCTTAAAGATTTCATCGCTGAACAAGAAGATACTATGACACACGGTATTAACTCTATTGAGATGCTTTTCCCTGAGGCTGCTCATGCTACAAACGGTAACGTTCCCATTCTTTATAAAGACCCTAACACTGC